TACTGTTAATAAAACGTCTTTCGAGTTCGTATGCAGTTTCCGGATCGAAATTTTCTTTTATAAGATCTAAAAGGTTAATGGCGCTATTGATCACATGTGTGGCCCTAGCTTCTACAATTAGTTCTCCATCGCGCTTAACGGCAATGTCATTCAATTCTTCTAATAGGCTTTTAGTCTTACGTTGCACAGTGAAAAATCCTTTTTGTATTTATTTCTATTGTTAAACAAGTATAACATTCTTTTTGGCAAAATAATACCTTGTTTTATCGTTGCAGTGCAACATATAATAAATATTGTACTCAGTAGAAACCATGAGTACTACATTAACACACGGAGAATAAAATGTTAAACACAATGATCGGATATATTCAAAAGATGTACAACGATGTCAAAAAGCCAGTGACCTATGGCACAGAATTAGAAACATACATTGTTTCTAAGAATCCACAGAATACCTACGATGTAGAAGCATTTGCTAGGGACTATGACTATAAAAACAAAACACAAGGATGGTCAATATGAAATCAATATTAAACGCAATCTACGAATTCTTTGTAGAAATGGGCAAGGCTAAAGCAGCCACAGCATTGGCTCGTGCAGGCGACTACGAGTCAGCTAAACATATAATGACTAAAAAATAAAATGTCACACCTAGTCTATAGGTTACCGTTATCCGACCTACATAGATATAAGACTCATTTAATGTGTCTTGACGAGCATAGTCGCTACCTTAGATTCGGGTACCACATAAAGACTGAAATTCTTCAAGATCTAGTTAATAACTGGTCAAAAGATGAGAATAAACATATCATTTTCGCCATAGAAAATGAAAATTTAGACCTAGTAGGAGTAGGACACATTGCACTAAGCGATGGACCTGCAGAATTGGCGTTTTCAGTTCTTAAAGAATATCAAGGAAAAGGTATGGGCAACGAGCTAATGGCTCGCTGTATAGAATGGTGCCAGAATAGAGGAATAAAAACTGGCTGCATGGTATGCCTGTCCAGTAACACCACAATTAAACATCTAGCAAAGAAACACGGCATCTTGGTACAGGACGGCCCGGACACTTTGGCAGAGGTACATATTCCAGATCTCAATATTGCCAGCGTATGGCATGAGGTGCTGGAGAACAATTTATCTACGTTGGATCACTTAGGAAAAGCTCAAAGAAAATTTGCCAGGATGGCCGCATTTCCTTTGCTCTTCAAGTGACATTACTATATAATAAATACTTAGACAGCAAAATTAGTTGCTGTTTATACACAGACATTACACACAAGGAGAATTATATGTCAAATTTTGAAACACCAAAGCTACCGGAAGTTAAATTTAATAAGAACGGATATGAAATCCGCACAGACATCTTGGGCATGGCTAAAAGCCTAGTACAAGATGACTTCCATGCTAAATTCCAAGGATGGGAATTGACTGCTACTCGTGATGAGAAGACTGGTCAAATTGTTAACACAGTGCAGATGCCAGAGTTTCCGGGACTTGAAAAGGTTCTAGAGACAGCTGAAAAGATGTATGGTTTCGTTAATCAAGGTGTTAACAATATTAGTAAATCATCTACTAAGAAATAATAATAATATATTAGGTGCATAGCACACTTAAAAGGGCCTTACTAGGCCCTTTTATTTTGACAGCGGTAATTCTACGCGGTCGATGAATAGATACTGGGGATTAGCTTTGTTAAAATGTCTCATTATTACGCCAGCTAGTTCATGTGCTTGATTTTCTTGCGGACTGCCTGTCTCTCCGCTATGCGGCCCTAATTCGTCGTTTATGTCCTGTCTATAATGGACTAGCTCGTGGGCAAGTGTTCTTAAAATATCAATAGGGTGTCTGTTTAATATTGCTAAAGTAATATCTTGTTCTTCGCTATTGTAGCGGCCGAACGTAGGTTGTTCATCATCTGTAACTGTACCTACTAATTTAATTTTAGGAAGTTGATCTAAGGTTAATTCTTCTTTAGCCAAAGGTAGAAAATCCTCTAACATATCAATTAGATTGAATTTTTTGCTAGTGGATTCTGTTAAGAGTTCTAATACCTTCATATGTAGTATTTAGTGCTGGTTACTTTCTCCAGCGCACACTGACGGGGTGCAGTCTTATTCATCCGGACGCCTGGGCCGAAGCCCTACCGTTACATCGACGGAACCTAAGGTAGGTGTTCTTTATGCCCACGGTGAATCAATAGTGATTACCGGAGGATTTAATTTTAGATCAATTTGTCTAGCAACTTCTGCTTCGGCCATTGCACGATCAACACCGTTAGCCCATACCCAACTAATAACCTGTTCTTCTGTAAGATCGTCGAACTGACTAAATTCAGTTCCGGATGGCCAGATATCAGCAAATCCTTCAGTAGTACCAGTGTGCGTTACACTACCTACCGTTAAGGTTCCGTTTACGCTATACCATACTTTGCTAATAAATTTCTCAATTCCGTAGTGGCCTGGGAGACATTCGACTTTATCTGCTTTCCAAGAAATGTTAATACTCATAGTAATTCCTTTAACCCAATATTTATATTATATTAGGGAAGTAATCTTCTGTAGATATCGTAGATAGCCTCAGCAGTGGGTCCTAGATAATCGTTATTAGCAACGGTGAATGCTATGTTGGTAATCCATAACATTCGTAATTCCATTTCTGCACGTTCTTCTACAACTAACTCATGCGGGTGGAACGTCATATGATCTATAATAGGTATTTTAGGATATGCAACTAGTAAAGAATTTTCACTATCAAAAATCCATCTATGATGCATTGTACCTCTAAATTGTCCCTCGCGACGTTGTAATTCGTTATACTTGCTAGGTACAGCAATAAATCCTTGCTCTGCAATTTTTGGCAGCATCTCTAGTACAAGCATGGGGTTTGCTAAATCCTCTAGAGTATGGGTACAGTTAACAAAGGTAAATTTACCGTGCTCTGCAACATAATCTAGAATAGGTTGCCAGTCTTCATATCTATTCATGTTACCAATAAACCCGTGTACACCTTCTATCTCAACTGGCATGATGTCAAACGTATGCGTTAGAAATTCTCGATTAAACGGGTTATGGCTTGCTCCAATATCAATAAGAGTAAAATTTTCTCTAGTGGCTTTGAGATTGGTAACGGCTTGAATTACTTCAGGACGGATATGCCACGGCCATTCCTGCGTATCTCGTGGAGATAGATAAATTTGCTGTGACATATTATTCTACCCTAAAAGTCCATGCTCCATGATGTCCACACAAGATACTAGTGTCGGCCCAAATTTCTTTGCCTTGTGCTTTTGCTTTTAAGAAAAAGTATACGTCTTCACTAATGGTGTGTGCATGATCTAACGCACTCTTATATACAAAATGCGGATACTCAATTGAAGTGAACACATCTTTCTTAATTAGGCAACAACCAAATCCTGCGCTGTCAACCTGTACAAGTCCTTTGCCTTTTAATTGATCGTAGGGCACATGTGTGACTCCGCCGTGTTCATTTCTACGCATAACTTCAATACAATGTTTTCCGGGAATACGTTGAATATATAAACCAGTTACCATATCCTTGTTATGGGAAAGCATTTTCTTAAGCGTATCTGGCGAGAAGCTAATATCTGCATCAACTGCAAACAAATAATCATAAGGACCTTTTACAATCCAGTCTGCAATCAAGTTACGTACTTGTTCAACTTGATATCCGTAGAAATATTGGAACACTGTTTCGTAACCATCTGGAACTTCTAAGTCGTATATACTCTTAAATGTTTCGGCTTCAATAAGATTCTTTGCAGGAATAGCAATTAAGATCTGTTTCTTAGGAGCATTTGGCGGAGGTGCTGTCATTACACTTAATTGAATCTTACTTGTAGATTCTGTTTTTCTTTCTGGGATGTTTTCAATTGTTTTCATAGTAGTTTGAAGTATTTTTCCTGCTGTTAAATTCTGTTCTGTACCGTTAACTTTATAATCGTTCAACGGATTTATATCATTGTAGTTATATACAACATCGGAGTTGGCAAAAATTCTACTAGGGTCACATTGCTCCAGTGGATAGTAAAAGGTCGAGTTGTCGCCGCCAGCTTTGAACCATTCTCCATTTTCATCTTTGAATAACGAAATGTCTAAATTGTTAAACAGCTTGGCCTTGTAGGTACGGAGGTGTGTATAGGGCATATTCCAATTAAAGCGATAGTCCCTAAACGTGCCAGCTTCCTTAACTTCCGGAGGATACGGTTGGCTGATTAACGGAATATTGTCAACCATACTCCAACTCGATCCGTAGACAAAGTCAGCATCCTGATGCAGTTCATTGTAATAGGTAAAGATGTCATTCCTATTGGTAAGACTATCATCACCATCTAACAACATAACAATGTTGTCATCATCGAGATGCAATCCTTTGATAGTTGTAATTTGATTAGCCACTGCACTACCGTTACGCTGATTAGTTTTACCTAATCTAAATTTTGATTGCAATTCTGTAGGTAACGCCCTAATAGCAGCTTCCGCTACAGCAAACGAATTGTCAGTCGAACAGTCATCGACTAGGTAATGCAGATAATTGTCATAATCTTGTGAGGCAACACTTTCGATACATTTGGCAATATAGTTTTCTGCATTCCAAAATGGACTAATGATTATAATACGTTGTTCCTGACTAATCTTTGGGCATACCCAAAGTTCTTGTCCAGTAGACATGCGACCAAATATTTTATTGTATTTGGCTGCATAGTAATTAGAACGTTGGAATTCACCTCTTTGTAGATGTAGTCCTAGCTTGGAGAAAATGTGATGCTTCCATTGTAATGCTGTAACATCCCAACCTGCTAATTCTTTAACTTCGTTTAGAGCTAACTGGCGTTTGCGTAGTTCTTTAGGATCACTGATTGCTTCTTTGACCATTTTTGTAAATCGATCTGCTTGTTTTGCAGGATCAATATGCGGATATAGTCCGTTAGGTACAATAGCGTAGTCAATCATCCAACTATGTTTAGTAGCTGTTTCTTCCAATGCGCCAAATCGGCAAGTGATCAACGGAGTATTAGCATACAAACTTTCTAACGCACTAATACCGTATGTTTCAGGCAGTTCTGCAGGGTATAGGAAGTAGCTGGCTTCTTTAGCAACTTCCGCAACTGCCTGTTGACTAATAACTCCAGTAAACTGCACACTAGGATCGTTAATAGCATTACCCACTAGATCTCTAAAACGTTTTTCTTGATCGTCTTCCTCACCAAAGGCATCTCCTAGTTTGTAGTAGCCGCCAATTACTTTTAGTTTGGCATTTGGATTGATCTGTTTTACACGGGGCCAGATTGTATGTAGCAACGGGCTTAGGCCTTTGCTCATGTTAGCATTGAAGAAGAATAGATTAGGATCTTTCTTGTCCAGGTCAACATCGTCAAAATATTTACGGATACCGTTACGGGTTATCCACATGTGCTTACGCAACACTTCATAGTTGCGCGGTCTGCCATGATTACAGTTCATGACGTACATAGAATGGAAATCACTTAGACACCAAACTTCGTCAACTGCTCCGGTAGTGATTAGATCTTCCAATACTTCATCACCCCAACTGAAAGTGTCATGCATCCAGAATACTTTCATTTTGGCATTACTGCGTAACTTCTTAAACATATCATAAGGATATCGTCTTGCAGTTCTAATTTCTAATCCATAGAATGGTTCAGTTACAAATGGCATCATAGTACGACTGCTTACAACCACATCAAACTCGCATGAATCGAATTCAATGTCTGAGATAGGCCTATACACTACATTATTGTATGTACCGGGTGTACTGTCGTCTTCATTGCAACCGTTGAACACTGTTACATCAAATCCAATGGCGGCCAGTTCCTTAGCAACTAAGATAACTGCGCTTTCGCTGCCGCCAAGTCCACGTCTGTTCAATGTACTACCATCGTAACTCATTCCAGGGATATCAACAATTGCCAATCTTACTCTATTCTTGTCTTTGTAAACAGGTACAGTAATTTGAGGAACAATGTTTTCTTCCTCGTTCATCAGTCGACGACCAAATACTTTGTGTACGCGATAGTTAATCCAATCTGCACGATCCTTTTCTTCTTTACTTAGAGTGAGTCCTAGTTTGTGATAGAAGTGTTGTTTCCATTGTACAGCAACAGTATCCCATGTGCTAACATCTTTAACAGCATTACAGGCATATTGTTTTTGTTGATGTAGATAGGGATTGTGTACTGCACGTAGTACCATGTCTACAAACTTATCAAATTGCTCTGGAGCATTGATGTTAGGAAACAGTCCGTTGGGTACAATTGCATAGTCAATAAAGTAACTGGCATCTTCAGTTGCAGTTTCTTCCATTGCGCCAAATCTTGTACCTAACACAGGGGTGTTATAGTTAATACTTTCTAAAGTAGCAATACCACTAGTTTCGGGGAACGCACCTGGATAGATAGTGTAGCTGGCATTGGCAATGATTTCAGCAATTTGCGGTTGCGGAATAATACCAGTAAACTCTACGCTGGCATCACCTTCGTACATCTTTTGTAGACGCATAACAGTTTGACCTGCTTCATTTAATGGCTCGTTAGGAAACTGATAATATCCGCCAATAATTTTTAATTTTGCCTGCGGTAGTTGTTGTTTTAATCTGGGCCAAATGTTTTCAAGCAATGGTACCATGCCCTTGGTCACACTGGCATTAAAAACAAACAGATTCGGATCTTTCTTTTTAATGTCAACCCATTCAATCCAGCGATTCATGGCGTTTCGTGTTTGAAATATTTTATTCTTTAATACTTCGACGTTACGACGGGGCCCGTGAATACTGTGTGTAGTATAGGCAGTGTGCCAATCACTTAGTGTAAACAGTTCGTCGATGTAGCCGTTGACCACTAGTTCTTCGAGAATATGGTCTCCCCAGCAGAATGTGTCTTGTAACCACAGAACTTTTAATTGGCCAGGGCGTTGTACTTGCCTCCAAGTGCTGATGTCATGATTGCGTGGAGGTGGTTGATTAACCTGTTCGTAAAGATGTGCGGGAGTAAAGGGAACAACAGTGCGTTGACTGATAACAACATCGAAGTTAAATTCTCGTTCTCTCAGTCTGCGAATTTCGCAATATTCGACACCGTCATAGAATCCTTCGCTAGCACCTTCTTTGTTGTTGTCGTTGAAAATTGTAACTTTGAATCCTAGCTTGCTGAGTTCTCTTGCAACACTGATGATGCTGCTTTCACTTCCGCCGATTCCTTTTTTCCATAACGTTGTGCCATCGTAGGGTAGACCGATGACATCAATTATTGCAATGTTGAGTGTTTTCATATAATATATTTAAGTACGTATATAATAACACAGACAAAAAAAGGAGTCAATGACTCCTTTGATTTTGGATAAAAATAAGTTAGTTACACCAGCTTTGTTTAGCTTCGCCATAATATTCACGGGCAAATCCGTTAGCAATCAATTGAGCACGTAGGCTCTGTCCATTTAGAATGATATCGCCCAGAACACGGCCACCGAATTTATCCCAACCATATAGAATGACCTGTCGCTGTTGGCTGGCATTAATGAGACCTTTAGTGAAAACGCTAGCGGCTTCACCACGTTGCTTTTCGCTGTCGCATTGACCTCTAAATCCTTTTTCCGGAGTATCGACGCCATAGACTCGTACCGCAAGTTCGGGCTTAAGGGGTTTAGGTAGAAAGGGTGCGGCGATAACAACTGTATCGCCATCCGTTACTCTAATAATTTGTGCGTCATAAGTAACGCCTTGAGGTGTTTTTTGTGCTAGGGCAGGCAGAGCTGCGGCAGCAATTAGTAGGGTTAATAATAGTTTTTTCATATATGTACTTATAGTTATTTTTAAGGTACCGTTGGGTAGTTAGTTGTCTTTACGTATGTGCTGGTTACTTTAGCGGCTGTATATGAACCAGTCCAAGTGGCTTGCCAAGGATATTGACCCAGGCCACCGCCGGTGGCAATTACGCCTGTTAAGTTTTCATAAACCCACACTGTACCATCAAAGCGTACAGTTTCACTACCGTAAGTATAAGTGTCAGCCGGATATGGCGGAGATGCCGACCACGGGGAGTATCCAATCGGAGCTAACTTGCGCCAACTTTGGCCGGCGTAGAAACCGTACTCATCACCATACGGGCCATCCATCAGCACCCAAGCAGTGGCTTCGGGCTCTGCGATATTGGCAGGATCATCCATACCAAGAACTGGTGGCCACGGGCGACCGATAGATAATGTGCTAGTAGTTCCCACGGTACTGGTATTACTGGTGTATTTGTCCGCCAGTAAATCTATGTCATAGACGTTGCGAATTCTGTAAAAAGTAGAACTAGTATCCCCGCCCGCTTGTCTGCGTAACTGTGCAAGCTCTAACTTGGCTAACTGCCTGTCTACTTTGCTAGTAGCTGTTGAAATAGTATTACTACTGTAAATCGTAGTAGCAGTGGTGATACCATAAGATCCTAGCGTGCCACTGACTAATGCTGTAGAAGTTGTGGAAGGATTTACTATGTAAAACTGCATAGTAGATGTGCTAACACCTTCTATAGCATTTACCAATGTTTTTAATTGTGCAACACTGGTTGATGTGGTAGCGGTGGTAGACAACTTTGTAGCACTGTTGAGGAAACTTTGAACTAGGATAGTCATGTTTACTCCGCCGGATTTTGCATAGTCGGATACATTGCCGCACTGTCGGCTCTCATATCAGCAGGATTTTTAGGACCATTTAGTCCGCCGCCGGCGTGTATAGTAACGCTGTCTAAACTGGCCACTACTTCTGCTGGGCTATTATCGTACAATTTAGGCTGTACAGTTAATAAATCTAAAATTTGCCTAAATCTATTTTGATCTACTCCAGTAGCTACTGCGGCAGTTGCACTGGCAGGCTGTTGTTCCGCCGCCGCAGGAGATTCTTCCCCATCGATACGTTCTATAATATCCAATAAATCTCTAATAATGTCAGCAGCTCGCATGTAGGTTCCTAATTTAGCAATATTTATTCGTTATGCTATATTAAATAAACCAGGTTATTATTGCATATCTAGTGCCTTTTGTAACTTCTAATATCTCATGTGGAAACATAAAATTACTAGGAAACATAATAATAGACCCTTTTTTCAACTTATGCTTAAACTTGTTATCAAAAAATGCAAATTCACCACCTTCGTAATCATCATTTAATGCAAAGGAACAAGAAATAGTTCTTGGTTGTTGCTTAAAATGATCCGTGTGCAGTTTATAAAATTGACCAGTTTCGTATTTTAATAATTCATATCCAGTATCTTCTTGAATACTAGCATCGGGAAATTTTAAGTTGTAAAGTGATATTGCTTTGCCAGCAGCCTCGAACAGTTTCTGATCTAATTCTGATCTTACGCTTTTGTTCTTTTCAATTACAGGTGAAAAAGAAATAGCAATTTGATTTACATTTCTAATTGATGTTTCGATACTGCTGTTTGCTCCAACTGGAGCCAGTTGCCACTCTTCATGATTTGAGTATTCTGCTAATATAGCATCACACAAATCATGCGGAACAATGTCATCAAATACGCAGATATATTCACTGAGTGCATCTAAATGATTTGGTAATGGAACAAAACCTGCAGGATTTTCAGTTTCGTTAGGCTGTGCGTCTACGGCAGTTTCTTTAGATTCAACAGGCGGTGCTTGCACTTTATCAAAAACAGCCCAAACGTTTGGTCCTCTACTCCTTACGTAATGCAAAAATACTTGAACATATTCATTTCCTTCAAATGTATCTCTCCAATGGTCCCTTTCGCATCCCAAATACATGACTGCATCCCCTGATTTTAGATTTAGAGACACTTCTTTACCGTCTGGTGTTTGTATCCAGATTGGCCAATCTTTGTCTTTTGAAAGATTTAACGTAAGACTAACTTCACATGCCGGCCTGTCTTTATGTCTTTCTAACACGGATCCTTTTTTATAGACTCTTGCATAGCTATAGGTAGGCAAAACTGTCTCGCCTAAAAACTTACTAACTTCGGGAGTTTTTTCACACAATAATTCTAAAAAATCAATATAATTATATTCGCTCTGACTTTTTTCAACCTGAATATCACCAGATAAATTGTTTTCTTTAGAAAATTTAATAAAAGATTTAGCTAGTTCACTTGCTCGTTCTGGAGATATGAAATTCTTTATATAAATGTAGTTCGATTCTTGAATATTTTTATGCATGGTAGTCTCTTAATCTAACGCATCATTGGCATTTTTCATAAATGATGTAATATCATCCATTGACGGGGCATTTTCCTTAAAAGATTTTTCCCATAGTTCTAAGCAGGGATATGCCCAGGCAGGTAGTTCTGTAATTTCTGTATTAGGTCGTTCATCTGAATATTCTATGTGCCCTGCATTAGTAAGCCATTGTAAACATCGCACATCTTGTGGAATCCCTGCATTAGAAAGATCTAAATTTAATATGCAACATACATCTGTATAAACTGCGTTATCGGGAACTAATATAGTTAATCTATTTGTTTGGAACATATCTTAATTTTCTATACTTTTTGAGTTAGGACTAGCATCGATTAAATTACTATCGTTGTTGATTGTGCGCGAGCCAATTCCAGCAGCAGCAGCCAATACCTGCAGACTAGTCTCGTTTGCCTTGACCATTTCGTTTCTAAAACTTTCTACAGCAGCCCCTGTTTGTCGTTGCATTCCGGAATTTTCTATCAACAACATTGGCAAGTAAGCTACAGTGCAATTCCAATCATCAACTTGTTTTCCAGTGTTTACATCATATCCCGCTATCTTAACAAACCAAGCACAGTCTAATCCTATACATTCTTTGTTAAGAATGGGACAGAGATTTTTTCTTTTAAGTTCCATTTGATTTCTCCTATATCTAATATTTACTATTATAATATAGGTATATAAAAAAATTAGAACTTAGATGCCAATATCAAATCTACATAGATAACTGACCAATTGGGCTGACTGGCAGATCCGCTTATAGAAACTCCAAGAGGATGGCTGTGAGCAGTACTTCCACCTGCGGTTGCGGACGCAGGCGCCGGACTGGCATTAAATACCGAGGCATAACTTGGTGCGGGAAAGGGATTTCGAGCAAGTACTGTTATACGAGGTATGGGATTTACAAACATTGTAGTATGCACATGGCCGCCTGCTCCAGTTGATGCTGCTGGTGCAGCACCAGTACTTCCGGGAAACGGACTATTAAAAGAGAAACTGTTCGGCCATGTAGTTAAATGTGCTGTTGAAAAAGTTGTAGTGCCGCCTAATGTTCCGCCACTACCACTTACTACCCTTAATGCCACATCATTTACAGATGTAATCTTTTGCCAGCCAAGAGGTGCAGCAGTTTGTCTAAATACCGTAACGGTTCCGGTTGGAAATGTAAATGATCCCATTGTTAATTCCTACTGCATTGAATTACATCAATATATCTCAGTGACAATGTCTGCATTGAGCCCCCTGGAAAAGTAACAGGGGCCGGCACCGCACCCGGCACAGTATGTGAATGTGAGCCGCCGCCCCCAGCCGGGCCGATGCTTTGAGTACCGGCCGATTGATAGATGAGTTGTCCAGCTGGTGCAAAGTATGCCTGTCCTATAGGACTTGCAGTACCACCACCTGAAGGGTGTGAATGAGAAGCCATTTCGCTAGTTGATATTGTGTAACTACCAACTGACAGACTAGAACTAAAACTAGCGGCCACTTCAGCGTCAGTAAAACAGGTAGTGAATGGTGAGGAGCCGCCAGTTGATACTGCGCCGTTAACAATCCGTAGTGCATAATCATTAAGGGTAGTTAATTTAGTCCAACCAACAGGTGCCGCTACTTGACAAAAAATGGTAATTGTTCCAGATGGGACAGACGGTCTTGGCATTACGGTAGAGTATCCCTAGTTGCTAAAATTACATTTGCATATCGTATACGTCTATCTTTAGAAAGAGTAAGCGTTAGTGACGGAACAGCCGGAGTTGAGTGACTGTGAGGCGATGACGGACCACCGGAGGTACTTGTCTGCTGGCCATAAGCTGCTGCCTGCAGGGTCGGTTGGGCCGATGGTGGCACAGTAACCCGGGCACCGGAGGGATACGGACTATATTGAGCAACAGTGTGTGCATGAGTATGCACAGGAATTTGTGGTGAGGTTAAGGCAACAGGAGCTGTAGCCGATGCAGCGGTTCCAGTTATGATTGCCGACACTGTATTCACAGATGCTGGGTACACAGTGGTAAAATTAGATGTACCGCCAACCGAGCCGCCTGTTAGTCCTGTAACTAGCCGTAGTCCTATGTCATCATTTGAAGTAACCTGAGTCCAGCCTACTGGTGCAGTTGCCTGATAAAATAACATTGTTGATCCATAATATTCTGGTTCTTCTTCAATTGGAGGATTTAGATACCATTCTTTTCCCGCGGTTGATGCCGATCGTGCCATAGTTGTATTTAATTTTGTTAATTACACATAAGTTGTGAATTGACCCAGTGTTACCCAAACTCCGCCAGATGTTCTTATCAAGGAATACGATATCATGTCTACCTGATTCGGCGACCCCGACACAGTAACACCTTGAAGCCATTTTACAGTTTGTGCTGCTCCGTTAATCTGTAACGCAGACGGAATAAATGCACTTGCTCCTTGAGCAATGTAAAGAACAACCACAGTAGTAATGCTGGGATCTGTAGATATATTAGTAAAGTTTGCTGTAAAATTAGCTGCCGGAGCAGTTAGATAAAATACCCCACCTGTTGAAAAATCAAAAGTCACTGTGCCGCTTGCGCCAGAACTGTTTGGTGTAAGATCAACAGTAGTACTGGTCATTCCCATACTGCCAGAGAACCCACGGCTACCGACTGAACCGGCATAACCAAAACTACCGGCATAACCAAAACTACCAATCCATCCTGTAATACCTTGACTACCAGCATAACCTCGTTCGCCCGTTCTGTAAAATTCAACTGCAATTGCTTCGTTAGCAGGAGGAAATACGCCTGCAATCCAAGTTACTCCCAGTGTGTAATAATTCCCGTTGTCTGTTATTGAATTTACTTGATGGATAACTTCTTGAGTAAGTAATGAGCTAACACATTTTATATGCAGATATCCCTTTATTGGACTGGTACTATCATCAAAGGTTGCAATAAATGATTGTATATTTGCGCCATTGGAGGTGACATCGTTAATATAAACTAGAGTGCCCGGGATAGCTGCACTGTTAAATCTCAAACTGCCATTGGAACTAATACCAGCACTAGTGGAGGTAGCATCGAAGTAATATCTCAGGCCACCTCGTTCACCTGTGCTACCTGTATAGCCAAAACTACCAGTGAATCCTAATATACCTTGGCTACCTGAAAATCCTCTTTCACCAGTCCTATAGAACTCAACAGCAAGTGCTTCATTGGCAGGCGGAAGCGATCCGGAAATTACAGTACCAACTAATGTATAATAAGTGGTAAAATCTCCTATGGAGGTCACTTGAAATATTAATTCTTCAGAACGGAACGAGCTAACACATTTTACATGTAGATATCCTTTTATTGGACTAGTGCTGTCGTCAAAGGTTGCAATAAATGATTGTATATTTGTGCCATTGGATGTGATCTCATTGATATAAAGTAGGGTAGAAATATTTCCATTATTAAATCTCAAACTGCCATTGGAACTAATACCAGCACTAGCGGAGGTTGCATCATAGTAATATCTTAGTCCGCCTCGGTCACCTACACTACCTGTATAACCAAAACTACCAGTGAATCCTAATATACCTTGGCTACCTGAAAAACCTCGTTCACCAGTCCTATAGAACTCAACAGCAAGTGCTTCATTGGCAGGCGGTTGTGCTCCTGCAATGTAAGTTACCGTCAGTGTATAATAAGTGGTATTATCTACTATTGAATTTACCTGCCATATAGATTCTGCTACAAGGAATGAACTGACACATTTTACATGTAGATATCCTTTTATTGGACTAGTGCTGTCGTCAAAGGTTGCAATAAATGATTGTATATTTGTGCCATTGGATGTGATCTCATTCATCCAAATTGTATTAGCCACTGAAAAAGTAGGGCTACTAAATCTCAAACTACCGTTTGCACTAATACCGGCACTAGTGAAACCTGAATCGTAGTAATATCTTAGTCCGCCTCGGTCACCTAC